TAAGCATTTTTCGCACCTCTATAAAGCACGGAAACGCCGTCCAATTTAACGGGATACAAATACATATAGATTATATCAAGTGCCGCTTCCTGCGCTTCCTGAGCGCTCACAGTGACGTATGACACACTTTCCGATTGACCGCCCAACGATTGACTTTCACTTGCTATGGTTTTGCCGTCGTAATTCGACAAATGATTCACAAGTTCAAACACACAATCTTTAACAGCTTGTGGAAGCGTTGCGAACTCCGAAAGTCGTTCGCCTGTCTTTCCGCCCGCTTGTGAATTTACAAGATACTCCGCTTTGCGTTCGGCTGTGGTAAAGGCGGAATTATCCAAAGTACCGCCCATATTCTTATATGTTTGATAATCTAAATACATTCCGCCTTGTCTCCTTTTTAACCTACAGTATGAGTTCTTACCCTTGCAAGCGCAGGGGTAGTAACCTTCATACCCGTATTAATTTCTACCTGTGCCTTAGAGCCTGTGAAGTTCTCGCTGTCTACAATGCGATAGCTTTCAAGGTTATCAACGATTGAAAGAGTTTCGTAGTTATACAGAATGAAGTCAACAGCGGTGGTTTTTGACAGGGCGACAGTCTTAAGCGTACCAGTGCTGTCATAATACTTCGCTTCCTGTTCGCCAAGTCCTGCGGCTCTAATCCAAGTAAAGCCATACAAAACACCGATTGCGCCAGTGGCGGCAACTTCATCGTTCTTTACAGGAGTAAAGTCCTTGCCGCTTTCTTTGAGTATAAGTGCGTAAAAGTCGGGAGAACAAAGCACTACGTTTGCCTTGCCTTTTTTAATTTGTGCCGCTTCATCAAGCACTGCGTTAACTGCATTTTCGGTAATAGCAGTTTTAACTGTAGAAGTTGTACCTTCTTGAACAAGACAACCCAGCGCAGACTGCTGACGGCTCTCTTTGATTTCCTTTGTAGCGATAGACAACTGCTCGTTTGCAAGGTCAAAAGAAACCGCCGCCGCCTGTACGCCGTAAATCTTCTTAGACTTCATATAGTTGTTGTTAAGAAGAATCGGAATCAGAGTATCAGAGGACGCTTCATCCGTGAAGTCTCTGCCCGGAGTGCCAACGGTTACAGCGGTTGTATCTAATTTATGAACATATATACCGCCAGCGGGACCAGTCTGATATTTGTCGGTGTAGGTTACACCAGGTACAAGAATACTGTCAAAATAAAGGTTCGGTTCAAGAATTTTAGAATACTCTTCATCTACGTTGAGATTGCCATATTTAATTGCCATAATTTCCTCCTTTTATCCTTTAAAGAAAGGATTGTTTTTATAAAGTTCAGCCATACGGTTTTCACCGCCGCCGATAGGTTTTGCACCGCCCAATTTAACTTCGGGAGCAACACCCTTAAACGCGGTGCTGTCGTCTTTGGTGAGGTTGTGAAGAATATCAGCCGTTGTTTTTGCCTTATTTGCAGGGTCTGCCTTTGCGGCTCTGTACTTTGCAAAATATCCGTCTGCGGTCATTTGATTATACCATTCTTTTTTCTGTTCGGTAAAATAACCGTCAAACTCTGCGCGTTCTGCCGCTTCGAGTTCCCTCGCCGCCTGTTCGTCTGCTTTACGCTTGTTGTCGGCTACAAGTTCGTCATACTTTGTCTTGTAGTCCTCCGCGCTTGCATTTGCGGCTTTCAACTCATCGTACTGTTTGTTAATGTCGGAGATTGTCTGCTTTGCCGTTTCCAATTCTGCTTTCAGATCATCAAATCCCTTTTTAGCCTTGCCAATGTCGGCGCTGTTCAAATCAAGGATTTTGTCAATCTGTTCGGGCGTTGCTTCGGCAAAAATCTTGCTCACATCTTCTCGTTTCATAGTTGCTCCTTTAGGCTTTCAGTTTTTTCTCGCGGTTCTTTCCGCTCTGCCCTAGTTTCTCGTCATCTCGGACAAAATAAAAAAGGTCACACCGATTAAGGTGTAACCTCATACCCTTTTATAACGACAGGCAAGGGGATAGGTGGGTTATTCCTATCCCGAGCCTTGCAATGCTCCCTGTCTATCTAATTATAGCATACGTTTTTTTATTTGTCAACTATTATCAGCACTTTCCTGTACTATCCTCATTCTTTCCTCGGTTTTCTGCAATCCCACGCTTTCGGTTAAATCGTTATACTTTGCTTTTAATGCCTTTATGCGTGTATTGCAGTCTTTTACAAGCTGATTATCCCCTGCGGCTTTCGCCATATTTGCGGTAGTCTTTTGCTTTCGGACTTCTCGCTCTATCTCTCTTTGCTTTTGTATCCATTCGTATCGCGTTTTCTCTTTGCCGTCATATTCTATAACCTCGTTTGTCTTTCGGTTTTTCTCTGCTATTTCAGCGGCGTTATAGCGCGGTTCTGATACTCCGAGAATAACATCCATTTTTCTATGGTGGCAGTTATAGTCATTCAGCCGTTCCAACGCTTCTGCGCCGTCAGGATATGTTACGCCGTTCACGGTTTTGTTTCCGTGTTTGGAAAACATTTTCCCCTCCATAAATGCGTGAGACGGTCTGCAAGTTGCAGAAAAATTGACTTCAAAGCCGTCACAGCCTAACTCTTGCCCGACTTGATTATCATAATCCGTCTGCATTTCCTTTACGGCAAAAAGCATATTTTGACGAATAACGCTGTCTATACTTCGTGTTACGTCGTTTCCGTAGTCTATCCGTACACCACTTCCGCCCAAATCTTCAATTGTGTCACGCATATTTGAATAGAAGTCACCGACTCCGCTTGTAACATTAAATACCGCTTTATCTATTGCGGATTGATATGCCCCTTGCAGACTTTCAACTCCTATCGGCACACGCTCACCGTTTTTTAATCCATACTTTACAACCGACAACGCTTTTGTCCGTGATAGGTTTATCATCTCGCCAGCTGTTTCTTTAACCCAGTGATTAACAATCTGCTGTGCAATAGGATTTTCGGAATAAGGTACGAAAGGAATGTTACGGAAATCATAAAGCGGTTTATACAACGCCATATTATCGCTCATAAAGCGTTCAAAGGCTGTCTGTACCTCTTTTATGTTCTGCCCTGTAACCCTCGCCAAATCGGCGTATATAGCGTTCATATCGCCTGTTATATTAACTATATTCTTTAACGCTTTTTGGTCGTAGGCAGACAACCTCCCTGTTGCTTTCAGCCGTCTGCCTATTCTTGCAAGTGTTCTATCTTGCCAACCGTTAAGATTATCAAATAAAGCCTGTGCGTATTTTTCTTCAATCGTCATTTAATGCGTTTCTTCCCTCTCAATCAATTCTTTTATCGCCCTGCATATAACCGCCTTTCTCGGTTGGGTGGTCAGTATCTATTTCATTTTCAATCATTGTAAGAATAAGCGGTCTGCACTTTTCTTTAATTTCTTCTTGAACATCTCTGTTTGCAAATTCGTGTGTCCATATCGGTCTGCCAAGCAAATCCTCGCAAAACTTATGAACATCGGAAAAATCTTTTGTCAATAAAAATCCAGTAAATGCCGATACCAAAATTGCTTCTTGCTTATTCATTTCCCATCATCTTCCTTTCTCTGCTTATCTATCAGCCAACGCAAATACTCGCTGATGTTCATTTCGTGCCTGTAAGCATCTTTCTTGATACTCTCACGCTCTCCCTCTTTGACTTTGAAATTTACCCATTCCATTGTATCACCTCACTTTCTTCTTATTACAAATTCATCTCTTTCAAAAATAAGCAAACTATCACAACCGTTTGCGATTGCTATATAATAATATTCTCCGTCAAAATGTTTGATAATTCCCCATTCTTCAAAATAAATGCTATCCTTGTTTTTGATATACGCTTTTTCCCCGATAAGTTTTGTCATTTTCATTTCCTCGCTTTCTTTATTGTGATTACATTATACACCATAAAAAAGCAAATGTCAACCCCTTTTTCAAAACTTTTTTAATTTTTTTCAAAAAATTCTCCGAACATTTCTGCTCGGAGAAAATCTTACATATTCAACGCTGATAAAATACTGCTTTCGGTGCTTGCCTGTTTACTTTCGTTTATCCTTGCTATCTTTTCGGCTCTTTCTTCGTCTGAAAGTGTCGGGAAATAGAATTTTACAAGGTCATCAACCTCTGCGCCGCCGTTGTTCATTACGGTTATAATTTCATTCAGCTTTTGCGTATCATCGGTATAGAGGTCTTGGAAGTCCTCGTCATACTGCCAAAGGTCGAGCGGGACATTCAAATATATGCTGTCGGCTTTCAGCGTTTCTTCGTTACCTTTTCTCAACGCCTTACGGATAGATTGTTCAAGCGCCATATTGTCGGCGTTTTTGCTCTTGATTTCCGTAGCCGTTGCGCCGCTTGTATTTTCGGTATGTGTGATAAGGTCACGAACGCCCATTCTCGCTTGATACTTACAAAGGTCATCTTCCAACTTTTTAGCATACTCGGAATATCGGATTGTCGGGCAGTATTCATCAATCAAAGAGCCGTCAATGCCTGCTTTTTTCTTTATCGGGTAAATGTATTCGTCAACGGCATAACCCAAACTAACGGCGTTCCCTCTTGTATCTTCCTTGACTATGCTCCAATCGGGGAACAACATCTTTTTGCTTGCTTTCATTTCAAGCTCGATTTGTTCAACATCATTTTTAAGCTGTTGTTCAATAGCACCGCACCCATAGTTAAGCGGAACACCGTACACGGTATCATTATTCAACGGCACAACAGGGCTTTTGTACCGTCCAAAACCTATATGATTGACACCCTTGTAAACCGTCTCTTTTTGCTGTTTCTCGCCGTTTTCCGCAAATCCATATATAAGGTCGTCCCATTCGGGAATGTCCGCTTCAACAATATTTGCTCCATCGTCAGCCACAAAAAAAGAAATAGACAAATCGCCCTCGTCTGAAAGTGTATGTTTTCGGTAAAGGAAATAAATCTTGTCTTTCCGCTTTACAGCGTTCAGCACCATATAGCACTCGCTTATTTCGCCGTCATCTCTAATGCCTGTTATAAGCACCCGTGAGCCGTCTATATAACTGTGTACAAGTTTGTTTTCCTCTTGCACTTTGATAAAAGACGGGACAGCCCAGCACTCCGCAACGCTATTCCCCGAAATGTTTTCATTTCCTGCAATCATATACGCCGTGATTTTATATGCGTTTCGGTTCAAATCCTCGCACAATTCTTTTAGCGGCTCTGCCTGTGTGCTGTCCGATATAACATCAAATTCAGCGCCCATTAACGCACGGTTTAAAACCTTTTTAACAACCATTGCAAAGAAATTTACAACGGTGTCATCTCCTGCGTCCATTGTTGGCAATTTACTTTTTGGAGCGTTCAGCCATTGATTTATTTTGTCATTGATTTTAGAAAGTAAAGCAACCCAAAAGTTTCTTAATGCGTTTTTCAAGTGTCTATCCCCTTATTAAATCAGTCAAATAATGGAACCTACTGCTTATTGAATAATTGTAACTGTCCCAAACATCGATTTGCATGCTACCGTCATCAAGTGGTATCGGCTCGTCTGCTTTATCGTCATATACAAGATTAACCATTTCATCGAGTAAATCGTCTGTTTCGCCCTCTACAAACTTTATTTTTCCACTCGATAACAAAAGCGACATCAAATATACACGGTCTACCAACGGCGGCTTGTATGTCTTTCCGAATATATACCGCCCTGCTTCGTTCAACGAATTTATAATAACATCTATATGGTCGCAATTACATTCACCCACATACAGCGGTTTATCATTTCCGTTTATATCCTTTAAACCATAGTCTGTTTCTATGTACGATATAAAGCTATATACAAAGTCTTTTAATTCATCAAGTGCAACATCAGGCGCTTGCTTTTTGCTTGATTTTAACACATATACAACGCCGTCAGAGCCTATTGCCGAACAAGTCAAAGCGTGTGCCGAGCCATTGCCGCCCCAGTCTGCGCCCATTGATATATCACGCAGTTGCGGCAAATCTTCTTTTCTAACCTTATATTTTTCTGTGTTCTCTGCAAGGTCTTGAAAGATAATGCCCTCCGCACGCACCCACCGACCGAGAATGTAACGCTCATAGAATACACCAGTAAACAGGCTTTCCGCTCTCTTGATTTCATCTTCGCCCAAAGTCGGGTTATCATTCATCAAGAAGTGTAGGTGTTTATACTTTCTCTCTGCGCTCGTTATCCATTCGGTATAAAACCAATGGTTCGGGCTTTCAGGGTTGCAGTTAAACCATATCTTTGCATTTTTAAATGAAAGAGTGCGGGCGATTGCTTGGTCTACAAAGGACTGCGGCATTAAAGCAACTTCATCAAATAGAACCCCTGCCAATGTCAAGCCTTGTATCAAAGCATAACTGCTTTCGTCTTTACCACCGAACAAATAGAAATAGTTTTCCTTTTTCCCACACTTAACCGTCAACATTCGTGTTGATATTTTATAGTTAAGCGTAAACGGTAAATCCTCTATCTGCTGAAACGGTCTTACAATGTTTCTTTCTGCGTTTGATACAGTCTTGCCACAAATAGCGAAATTCGTTCGGTCAAAGTTTTCCATTGCCCATATAACGAACGCTGTTATCATCATTATTGTTTTGCCGCTTCGGACTGCTCCGTCACAAATAAGCGTTTCTTCGTCCGAATAGGCAAACTTCAATATTTCTTTTTGCTTTTTTGATATTTTCTCAATCTTCATCAGTTACAGCCTTTTTTATTGCCTTTAACAATTCGGTTTGCATTTCCTGTTTTTCTTCGTTTTCATTTTCAGGTTTGTCTGCCCATTTGCACCAATTTTTCAAAACGAAGATTGACATTGTAGGCTGGTATTTATTCAGCATTGCCCCCTGTGTTATCAAGTCACTTTGCAATGTTTCAAACCTTTTTTTATAATCGGGGAAGTATTTATTAAGTGATGAATATATTGTTTTCCTGTCTGTTGCTTTGTAGTTTTTCTCTAACCAACGGCAAAATTCCGATTGTGAGGGTATTCTGTCATATTCACTTGAAACTATATCACGGCAAAAATCATCAAAAAGTTTGCATAATTCCTCACCGTTTTTGAATGTTTTCGGGTGTCCTGCCGTTGCTTGCTTTTTCTTGTAAATATTTATCCCCCTCTGCCTCTCTTATCTCTACAAGTATATAGTCCTTATCATGAAAATAATATTCGTGCCCTTTTACCCATTTTCTATTATCGTCGGGTATTATTCCGCCCTTAAGTCCGTCCTCTATCATCTTTGCAATAGCGGCGTGATTGCTTATGTCTAAACCGTCATTAAAGTAAAAAGTCAATATAACAGGCTTATTTGTAGGCTTTAAGCCCTGTATCGCCGACAAGGTGAGTAAATGCCAATAATCAGCGTCCTTTTTTCTTACGCTCCAATGTACGCCCGAATAATAGCGGTTAAGGCTGTACTTTTTTGTCCATAGCGTTTTCGGTGTTGGGTATTTTATAATAAAATTTTGATTCATGTTATAGTGCCGCTATTTATATACGTAGGGCGGCAAGTCCTATCTTTTTTACCATTATACCACCATTTTTTTAGAATGTCAAGTTATTTCATTATGGGGCGATATTGAAAAGCTCCCTTGAGTTTTTGTATGTCTATTCCGCATTCCTCTTTGAGCTTTTGCTCGCAAATCCAAGTCGCTTCTTCGTCGGTATCGTAGCAATAATATTCGAGCATACTTTCCATCATTTCCGTTGTACTGTTATAGAATCTCATAAGCCTATCATGCCCGAAGCCATATTGAACATGCAGTTGCCACAATATAACCGTTTCGATATCGTGTATGAATTCGGGTATCTTTTCACCTAACTGCCGCATAGCTTCTTTGTGTACTTCTTTTTTCATAGGTGTTGTAAGTTTGTTTCGGTATGGTATTTTGACTTTCATCTTGTAACCCCTCTAAAATGCCCTGTATTGAATATTATTTTTGACTATAGGATTTTACCAGTTATAGATTAAAATCGATTTTAGTCGCGTTGTAGTGCGTCACAGTCAATATTCTGTGTCAATCGGGCAATATCCTGTATATAAGCTAAATTCATTTCGCATTACATCCGAATAGCTAACATGTTTATCAAACAATTTTGCCCCGTTTCCTTTTGCTTCCTCGTACTGCTCTTTATTAAATTTGTTTATCAACGAGTTAGGTGCAATGCAATCATCATATATGCAATTAAAACAATCGCCCTTACATTCACATTTAATTGCCATCTTTATCCCTCCATAAGCTTATGTATTTGATTTCGTCTGTCGTTTTCCTCTTCTATGCTCATCTTGCTTTCTTCAAGCATAAACTTTCCTTGCGTTGTTTGCTCTATAAGCTGTATAACAGACGGCGGAAGCATTTGCGTTTCCTTTGTGCTTTTTGCAATAGCCCTGTATGACCGCATAACGTTTGATCCTACAACGGTTTGAAATGTCTGTGTGTCCATCAATGCCCATTCTCTTAACCTGTTCGGGCTTCCTACAAGACGTTGCAACTCTTTCGGCAACTTTTCGAATTCTTCTTTTGCACAGTAGTTTGCATTTGAAGCAGCTTTCGCTATAAGGTTGAACGCTTCTTGCTCCGTCATTTCGTCTGGCTGGTATATATCAAGTATTTTTTCCTTAACCGCACCCACATTCGGAGGATACCCCTTTGTGTCTGTTGCTATATATGCTTTAACCGCCGCAAACACGATTTCCGCTTTTTCATGTGAAAACATGTCCTCCCATAACGCTACCATGGCATTTGCGTCATTCTTCGACATGCCCTTGAAGAAATTCGTATAGTTCGCCTTCATGATGGAAAATATTTTCAGCGTTTCTTCATGTGTCATAGCAAGCCCTCGTCTTTCATAATGTCAAGAAATACGTTGCCTGTGCTTTCTTCTTTCGGGGCTGATTTTGATCTGTATTCTTTAATCGGGGAAAACGCCGTCCATCCCCTCCGTATTGCTTCTTCAAGATACTCATTAACAGACAAATTGCTTTCCTCTGCTAATTTGTTTAATTTTTGAACATTCAGCATTATCGACTTGTCTGTAAGTGCCGCCCTCTTTGCCTTTCTTACTTTCAGCCATTCACCCAACAGCTGTATTGTTTCTTCGTCCTGAGTATAATTTTTGAAGATCTCATCAAATGAATTTTGCGTTTTTGCCCCCTCTTTCTTTCTTTCTTTAAGCACTTCTATTTCTTTCTTTAAGCATTTAATATATTCTTTTAAAGCATTTGTATCCTCGTTGCTACTTGTTGGATTTGCTACTTGTTGGGTTTGGGCGTTATTGATATCTAAAACTTTAATATCTATATTCTCTGTAGATTTTTCTGAAACAAGATAGCAAACTTCTATATACCAACCACTTATTTTATTGTCGTTTCTCGCTTGCACAATGTTTATCAATCCATTTTCTTTTAGAGTTTGCTTTGTTTTTCTGATTTTATCATTGCCCCATTTTAAGCATTTTTTTACATATTCATCGCTTGCTTTTATTACATTTGTTTTTTGCCACTTTGCTGTTTTATAATAGAAAACATACAAAGCGATACAATCGGCAGAATTTTCGAGTTGGAACAGCTTGTCAATTGTAATTTTGTTCAAAATAAGCAGACCGTCTGCGATATCATTCAATTTAATTTCTTGCATTTTCTTTTTACTCCCCGTTTATATCGTTAAGAATTATTGTAATAAGAGTATCCACACAAGACAAAGGGTATTTATAAATTTGACTTCCTGTAAATCTCACCACTTTATATCCGAGCTTTTTCAAATCGTTTTCTCGTTCATAATCATACTCCATTTGCCTTTTGTTTGAATGATAATCAAATCCATCTAATTCAACCGCATATTTTATCCGTTTAAATTCAGGATATACATATTCGTTGTTTTTTCCACACTTACGCGAAAAATCTATAGCAAAATCTATAATGTATTTTTTTCCATCGCAAGAAATTTCTTGTTGAGGCACTATTTCTTCGTTCAATAACGCATTTATCGGAATTCCCGTTTTCTTTTCAATTCCACATTCAAATTCCGATACATACAATCTGTACGCGACATAAAATATTTGCTCGATTGGTGTCAATTTACTGTTAAATATTTCATAATTGTATATAACATCCAGATAGTCATTGTTTTTGCCATGCGCAAATATGTAGTTAAAAAGAATTGATTTTGCTTTTACACACATCTTATCATATTCTGAAAAGACGTAATCAAAATCACCGCTTTGCACATTTTCAATCAAATTATGTTTTTCTTCCATCTTCGTTCTCCTTTATAAACAAAATCCGTGCGCTTCAAGTAGTAGCAGTACTCGAAGCACACGGACATGCGGTTGTTATTCGATTTCAGCCGTTATCCGTCTGCTACTCGAATAACAACCTTACGCTATTATTATACTACAATTACGCGAATTTGTCAAGCATTTTTTTAAAACGGAAGTTCTTCATCGTTAGGCAGTTCCGTGAAATTCTGCTGTGTCTGCTCCTTCTGTTCGGGCTGTTTCTTCTTGCTCAAAAAGCCCACTTTATCCGCCTTTACTTCCCACACGGTTCTGTTATTCCCGTCGCTGTCGGTGTATTTTCGGCTTTCCAACGAGCCTACAACCGAAAGCAAATCTCCTTTTGCTGTGTACTGCGACACAACTTCGGCGGTCTTTCTCCAAAGGATAACGGGGACAAAATCTGTAACTTTTTCGTTGTTTACTTTGTAATCCCTATCTACTGCCAAAGACAAAGACATTACAGAAACGCCGCTTTGTGTTTTCTTCAATTCGGGGTTCTGTGTTACTCTTCCAGCTATGCAAATCGTGTTCATTGTTCATTCTCCTTTGATTCGATAAAATATACTTCCGTGTTTTCGTCATATTGCAATGAATAATTCCCGATAAATTTTTTAAAATCGGGTATATATTTTGCCGCTGTATATTCTGCTGTGAATCTGCCTTTGTATGACCCTCGTTGCAATTTAATTCCATTGTGTCGCGTTGCCTTTGCTAAAAACAAAATATCGGGTGTTTCCTCATCATAGCCTACCACAAAATACTGGCAGTCGCCGAATATTTTTTCCCCGGCTTCGGGGGAAAACGAAAACCGCAACCCGCCCGTTGAATTGCTGGAATTTACCGTTACATCTTCTGTGTTTGCGCACTTCCCATAAGTCTTTTCAAGATACTTAATCATGTTAATTCCCTCTCTTTCAATTATTTTCTTCCAATTTGTACCGCGAATACCTTATTTTTTCTCCGTATCTGTTTATATTTGTTTCAATAGTGTTTGTAATGCCGATTCCTTGCCGTTTGAGGTCGTTTATTCTGCTTGCCAACCTCATACACCCGAATTCTCTTAGCGCGTCTAATGGCGTTATAGATCCGTTAGAACGCATATAATCGAGTATCTTTTCGCATTGTGTCATAGATAGTTCCTCCCGAATATTTGCTACTTGTTGGGTTTGGGCG